TACAGATTTCAAGGCTAATAGCCCTGATACTGAAACCTGTATAGATATTGTTGGTAATCCTAAAGGTCAGAATGGTTTTGACCTTACAAGTTATCGACTCCACTCCGCAACCCAAATGTATGGGAAGAAGGGTGCTGTCGACTTCTCGGGATATCCTTGTGCGCTTACTCAGGCAACTACCTTTGGAGATGCTTTTGTGACAGAAGGGATATTTCGGGACTGGACACAGGCCATCGCGGATACACATCCGGGTGACCCAATGATCGAGCTCCCTGTATTCCTGTTTGAGTTACGCGACGTTCCTCACATGTTACAACATGCTAAGGATCGTGCTCTTCGACTGGTTCCTTATCTTAAGAAACCTACTCTTAGAGGTGCGTATTCATATCTGTCATCTGGTAAAGCCCGGGCCGAAGATTGGTTAAATTTCAACTTCGGTTGGCGTCCTTTTATAAATGATTTGCAGAATCTTCTGCCTATCATGGATTACAAGGATAAACTTCGAAGGCAATATAAACGTGCCCAGAAGGTTGGCTATATCAGAACAAGAGCATCGTGTGGTATCAAAACAGGCCATACTACAGGCAACACACCAGTGTTTTCTGGCGGTGGACTTACCCTTACCTCTAACCTTCGTATTTCAACGAAAGAAGAGAGGTGGGTGGTTGGCCGTTGGCGTTTTGACCCCATCACATTCGGTGAACCGCTTACTAAAAACATTAGAAGCCAGATCATCAGGGCCTATGGCCTTGATGTTAATGTCTATCAGGCCTGGGAAGCAATGCCCTGGTCCTGGTTGATTGACTGGTTTACTAATGCTGGGGCATTAATACACCTGAAGGGGAACCGTAATTCGGTATCCTTTGATTCAGCTGTAAAGATGACTCATACAATTAGTGAAGCGGTAGCCTCTGGTAACGATCCTAGCATTATGCATGGAACGTATCACAGGACTAAGGAGCGAAAACAAAGATCGCTTCTCGCACCGACTTTCCTGCCACATACCGGGTGGAATAATATTTTCCAGCCCGGCCACTTGGCGACACTTGCCTCTCTTGCTGTAACCAGGAGCAAAGGTGCTCGCTAATTTTAGCAAATAGAAAGGAAGTTCAATGGCTTTTGCTGACCCTCAACCCATTACGATTAACGCTGTAGTTAAGAATCTACCGCGTATCGATATGGGAAAGGCAACTTCTGAGTATAACCTCGTTGAGGCTACTCAGTCGTTTAACCTTTTCATTCGCTCACAGGATCTCAAGGTTGAGGCTGATGGTCGACGTCAGGTACGTCATAACATCACCCTTACCCATACGATCTTTGCGACTACCACAGTTCCCCAGCTGATTAGGAAGTGTTCTACTTCCATTCAGCATTATGTTGGGGATGATCCAGCTGCCTACGATGATGTAGGAATTGCTGTTTCAGCTATGGTTACCGCAGCGAATGTCGTGAAGCTGAAC